AGGGAAAACACCTATTCCCTGCATCTTTTTTCTGTGCGACAGTCCTATCACTGCTATTTGGCAGTGGTCAACAGGAGTTACAAATGCCAACCGATGAAGAAAGATTTAAGTACGAGTGCTGGGCGATAGTCCAAGAACTTGATCCAGAGGATATTGCTGATGCCATTGCAGACTCTGTGGCACTGGTAGAAGCCATCAAAGCAAACCATGTTGAAGATGTTGCATCAATCGTGATGAACAGAGTGGAATTGAAGGTACGCCGTAGGGCTGAGTTACGAGTGTTTGATGTTGTCAAGACACAATGGATTGATGACATTGAAGAACTCCAGCACTATCGCAATCTGCGAATTGAACGAGTCCAAAAAGCCCTTGATGAGCGAAAGATCATGGAAGCTAAAATGGATGCCCCTTTTCAACAAATGTTTGATGAGTGAGGACAACATGAAAATGAAATCACGCTTGCAAGACATTATCAAGGAATACACCGATGAGTTATCACATGAGTCCGATTGTTCTGCTGAAGACGGCATTCAAGGCGATAGCATCCTATTTCGAGATTTGGACACCACTTCCCAACTCAGATACATCGCAGAAAAAGAAAAAGAAAATTCCAGCAAGGATGACTTACCCATCAGTCTCAATCACAGACCCTAGATTTGTATATACGAATCACGCAAACACAGACATTTCACAAACATTTCAAAAGGCCAAAGATGAGCGACTTCAACGATTACGCAACAATGCTGATAGCAATCGAGCAAAAGACCAAAGCACTGGAGAGCAAGTGTCTAAACAAAAACTACGCAGGGTTCACGGCTGACATTCAAACAATTCAAAGCCAACTGACCTTGCTGACAATGTGGATCACACAAGCCCAATGTGAACAAGTTAGGGAAAACACCTATAGAATTCTCAACAAAGTCTGACACAATTAAATCTCACTTTTCAACAGGAGTTACGAATGAATGTATATCAAAAACTGAACGAGGCCCGTGAGCAATTTCATAAGGCCAAGCTCAAGAAATCAGGTCACAACAAGTTTGCAAATTACTATTATTTTGAACTTGGTGACTTTGTAATCCCAGCACTAGAAATCTTCAAGCAAATTGGTTTGACTTCGATCATCAGCTTTGGCAAAGAAGAAGCAAGCATGACGATTGTGGACAACGACAAGCCAGAAGAAAAGATCATCATCACAAGCCCAATGTCTTCTGCGGCCCTCAAGGGTTGCCATGAAGTGCAAAATCTGGGCGCTGTTCAGACCTATATTCGCCGTTACCTATGGGTGGCTGCGCTTGAGGTTTTGGAGCATGATGCCTTGGATGGCACTGTTGGCTCAGAGAAGAAGACTATCAAGCCCACTGATGGCGTGATTGTCTCCAAGGACAGACAGAACATCATTGCAGATGTTGCCATCGCTATTGCCGACAGAATCAATGCAGATGACATGATCGGGGCTTATGAGGAGTATCGGGGGATTACAGATGATGAAGAAAAGGTGGCGCTGTGGGCATTGCTTCCAAGTAATGTGCGTAGTGCTTTGAAAAAACATGGTGAATCATTGAAAGGCTAATATGGAAAAGAAAGACAACTCTGGTGTTCTGTTTAAGAACGACAAAAAGGAATCAGCTAACCAGCCTGATTACAAAGGTAACATAACTGTTGATGGTCAAGAATATTGGCTCTCAGCATGGATCAAAGAGGGTAAGAGTGGCAAGTTCATGGGCTTGGCAGTCAATCCCAAGGATGCACAGCCTCCAGCAGCTAATCCCAAAAAGATAGTTTATGCGGATGACGATATTCCCTTTTGATAAACCTCACGGGGCTACGGCCCCATTTAATAGGAGTTAACATGACAAAATTAGATCAATCTTGGTTTGGTGGTGCAGTCGAGAAGTTCTTTGGAACTGCCCCGTTTAAACTTGCTCGCAAAGAAGACCCTGCCACTTCCCACCAAGCAGCATACGCAATCGACACCACAAAGATGGAGTCACTGGTGTATGAAACCATTGCAGCCTATGGGCCAGATGGTTGCATCTCAGATGATGTACTTGCCAAACTGCCATTCCTGCCCTATTCAAGCGTCACAGCCCGATACAAGGCGCTGATTGACAAGGGCTTCATCGAGGTCATTGGAACCCGTAAAGGCGTTTCTGGGCGACTCCAAAGGGTTATGCGTAAGGTAGGGTAAATCCCTATTCCAATTCCTGTCAGACAAGGCAGAATTGACGCATGAACCAACAACAAATCAATCGTTTAATGGCTTTCTGGCAGGATGTGGAGGCTCACAAGGCTCTCAATCCATCCTTGCCAGAGAGTGCCCTTGTAATCCTTAAATCTGTGGCCTTGGATGCCCTCCTTGCCGCACAAGACATTGAACAGATAGAGATAGGAGTGAATGATGAAACAAGATGAAGCATTCAAAGCATGGTGGTACACCGAAGGCAGTCAACCCCCATATACGCACCATGATTGTGAAGAACACACTATGCGTATGTGTGAGATTGCGTGGAATGAGGCTGCAAAGGCAGAGCGTGAGGCGTGTGCAAAGTTGGTAGAGCCAACCGAAGAACACCGCAAAGAGGCTCGACACTACATTGGAGGTGAAGAAGGCGTGGAGTTGCTGGATAACAACGCCGAAGCCATCAGAGCAAGGGGAAACACATGACAACAATTGAATTTGTGCCTTTTGATTGGGTAGACGATGACTTCAATCCAGAGATTGATCGCATTGAGGTTGATTACCAATGGCATGAAGCAGATGACTCTGTTGGCTTAATCTCATACTGTGAGAAAACAGTTAAGTGGATGCGCTTTAACCTGGAAATTAAGGACATAACAGACGAGTTGTCCTATGCTGACTTGGCATACCTGAAGCATGAAATCAAGCGTAACGATCAGGAGATTGCAAGTGAAAGAACTGATTGACAGGAATGACACCATCAAGAACTATGTGCCCATTGGTAGCCTTGAATTGAAGCTGGCAGTGGCAAAGGCAGAGGGTTACGCAATCAGAGAAGATAAGACAAGGTATCACCATGTCGTTGATGGCACAGTTATCACATCAGTGGATGAAAGCAAGCCTACTTATTACTACTACAACAATCATCCTTTGTCTCTGCTTGATCCATATCGTATTGCAATGGAGTTTTATCTAAAGGAAAAAACATGAAAGAACCTGAAGATGAGGCGTTTGAAGAACTGGCAAAGCGCCAAGGTGATTGGGGTCTGCAAGGCTCACGCAAGCACCAGATCATGCGATACGCTGAGAATAATGTCAGGAACGAAGTGATTGAAGAAGTTGCCCAACACATAGAAAAATGCACTCTAGCGTTTGGCAAAGACACTATTCAATCGTTTACAGCTTATGTAAGAGGAATGAAAAAATGAGCGATCACCAAGCGGATGCGCTTAGGTACGCATTCTTCAATCAGCCCAAGGCGGTAGGTTGGTGGTTACTTCCAGGCGGTGTAAACGGGATTGGGGTTAGGTGGCCCTGCTACAAGAAGCCACGCTGGCTCACCATCAAGTTGATGGCATGGTTGTTAGAGTTTGAGTACAAGGAGCAAGCATGACAAAAGAACAAATCCTGCAACTCATCAAGCTGTTGTCAGCAGTGGAATCATGGTCATTTGCAGACAATCACCGAATGCCCGACTACCTGTATGAAAAAATTGAAGAAGCTATCGCAGTGTTGGAACAAGAGGTGCTGAAATGACACAAGAAATCATTGATATGGCTAGACAGGCTGGTGTTTGGACAGAAGCGGACTGGGTGTTTGCTGATATTTTGAATCCAAAGATTGAAGCCTTTGCCAAACTGGTAGCAGAGGCAGAGCGTGAGCGCATCAAACAGGCCAACGCTCCTGAGATTGAGAAGATCAACGCACACATTCAAAAAGCCATGACCGCCCTTGAAGAAGTATTGGCAGAACACGCTATGTGTAAAGTCCAAAGGCTTGGGCAAGAGATTGAGCAAGAGCCTACATGCCCCGAATGCAAAGCAGAGGTGCTTTATGAATGCGTGGCTTGCAGTAGCAATAACTACCCACCACCACAGCGCACAGAGCAAGAGCCATGCGTACACGCTAAGACCCCAAAAGAGTGTTATCGAGTTCGCTGTCAGTTAGGTGATAAGTGCGTTGACGATGAAATGTCGTTCCGAACCACCCCACCACAGCCAGAGCAAGAGACTGTGGCGTGGCCCTGTCTCATTGATAGTGCTGATTTTTCAGAAAATACCATCACGCTTGTTATGCAGTGTGAGGATTACAAAGTATCGGCGGGTACGCATTGGTTATCCACCACTCCACCAAAGGAGAAAAAATGAAAGCACGAAAAGTATTTCACGCACTTATGTCCTCAAAAGGCTATACAGATGCTGATCTAGCTATGACAGGCGACAAGTACACCAACCCTGCTATGCAAGGCAGATGGAACTACTTTCTAGCAGGGTGGGAAATGAGGGGGGTCATGTGATTGAGACTGTAATCACTATCTTTGCCATAGGATTTCTAGGAATTGCACTAGCCATTGGAGGCGTTTGCATCATGGTTTGGATGGCCTTGAATGAAGACTAAGGGTGGTGCAAGACCTGGGAGTGGCAGGAAACCCACTCAAATCAGTGAATCCAGAGCATTGAAGCTATGGAAAGATGGTGTTAGCAAGAAAGAGATTGCCAAAAGGTTTGGTGTTGCCTACCAAGCTATCTTGTACTTCTTCAAGAAACACAAGATATTCAATCGTGGAAAACTCAAGAGCCAAGCACCGCAAAAGCCTCGTTAGTGTGCTTGATTCGGTCATCTAGGCCAATAGTCCCGCCATTGATCTTCTTGGTCAGTCCAACCCAATCAGCAGCTTCAGCAAGATTGTTGCAGTTATGGGTTGACCAGAACCAACCAGCAGTGAGTGCAGCATACTTAGGCGTTGCCACAAGGTCAGGCTCCATCACAAAGTCAGCACCCAAGGCTTTTCCAGCGTGAAAATACATGGAATGCCCAGTTAATTGTATGCAACCTCTGCCCCTAAAACGATACCCATCCCCTGATGCCTCATCTCTGTTTCCCATACGACTGCTGTACACGCTGTTGGCGATCTTTTTAGGATTCCTAGCGTACTGGTTTGCAAACTCAAGAGTTGGGAAACGCCTGGGCCACAGCTTCATCAAGGTTTCAGCCCTGTAGTTGAGGTTCTCTTCAAGGGTTTTGAAGTTACCGCACTCATGCCCACATTGACCAATGAATGCAGCTTGCTGGCGCTGTGTAGAAATGCCAAAAGTGTTGAAGGTTTCATTTAGGGCATCAACCCACTCAACACCAATGTGGAGTTTCTTTAGTTGCTCACTATTTACCATTTATCACCCCCATTACCTTGTTATAACTGTCAATACACGCATTTAGTTGGGCCGTGTTTCTGTCGCCTTGGGCAATGATTTCGGCAATGGCTGCGAGGGTTGCTCTGTCGGAGTCAGAAGTTTCATAAACCTGTCTGACAGGTTCACTTCTTTCTTTTGGGCTATCTCCGGTGGGAGTGGGGGCATTTGCGGGGGCTTGTACACAACTTGTGGACGGGAGCCGCAACCTACCAGCACGAATAGCAGAATCAAGAGAAGACTGTTTTTGAGTGATGACATTGTTGGCCTCCGAAAGTTTGGTTGATTGTTCATTCAGTTGTTGGGCAAGTTCACGCTCTTTCTCTCTTGCTTCATCATTCTTTTTGGCAATCTCTACTTGCATCTCAGCATCCCTGTCACCCCATCCAACATGATGCCCGTACCCGTAAGCACCGCCCACAGCAATCATGGCCCCAATGATGAAGTACGGGTTAAGCATTCTTCACCTCTTGCCTAGCAAGGGCGATTTCTTCACGCACAGAATCAGACTCTAAGTGTTGGGGTGGAGTAGTGGGGGGTGGTGGGGGTGTCCAACTTTCATCTAAAGGTGGATTGACCCAAGTAGGCATAGCGCCAGGGGGAGAAGTCCATGTAGAGGTTGCAGGAGGGCTAGGAGGGGCAGGAACAGGTGTAGGAGGCGTTGAAATCTGAGGTGTAGGCGTTGTGCTTGTCACAGCACCCACAGCCCGTTTACCAACGATGCCACCAATGCCACCAACAATCAACAACACAATGTCGTTGAGCATCTTGGTATAGGCTTGATCGATGGGAGCCATGCTCTTGATAGGCTGAGTTACAAAAGTAACTGAGTAGAGAAGGGCAATCACGATGCCAAACAAAATGATGGTAATCATCACCACCACAAAGCCCCAAATACGAACTTCTAGGTCTTCAGGAGAGTATTTACTTTTTGTCATCATCGGCCTTCTTTTCTTCAACCTTTGGAGGGTCAATTTTGGTGGTCAAGATAGGTGCTACAAGGTATTCAGGACAGGTTTGGGTGAACAAGCATCTGGGCTTTTGACACTCAGGCAGGTCAAATTTATCAGGATTCTGGCAAACATAGCGGTATCTGTCTTCACATCCACTCAGCAAAAGAACCACCGCAATGGATACAACAATCACGCCCCACAGAAACCTATTTTGATTCATTGCGTTGCCTATCTAGTTGTTGACGCTCGTACTCTAACTGTTGGCGCAGTCTCTCCATGCGGTCAATCTGCATTTTGCTTTCTTTTTGTGCAGCCAATGTGTCATAGTAAATGCTCCCCAACAGCGGAAGCAGTAGGACAAAGACCAGCACCATAGCAACTAATGCGACTAGAAACCCCATCTTACCTTTCGATCCATTATCAGAAGGCTGAAGAACAGGACTAGGTAAAGGACGAACACTAAACAAGCTACCCCGTAGATTGCCTTGTCTTGGATTGCGCTGATTACCCTTCTGCGTTGCCATTCAATCTCTCGCTGTTTCTTTTCCTGGGCCAACCTTGCTTCTTCTTGTTCAGCAATGATGATGACCCTCATTTGGTTCACCCTGGTGTACAAGTTACCCAACTCTGGGGGTGACTGATACACCATAATCTCTCGAATCTCTTTGGCTAACTTCTCAAACTGCGTCTTGGCAAGTTCCCTGTTTAGCGCAGACTCCATGATGTTCTGATTTGGGTCATAGACGCTTTTAGACTTCTCTTCTTCTTCACGAATGTGGTCTGCAAGCTGCTGCTGAACTTTGAAGAACTGCGACAGATTAGCCGCCAAGTCAGAGACAACCTTGTTCTCATCCCAAACCTCTGGTTCAGCCTTTTTTGCTTTGGGAGCAACAACAGGGGCTGTGGGCTTTGGCTTTTTCTTCTTGAAGAACCCAAAGAAGCCACCCACTTCTTCAGCAATAGCCGTGACCTCTTTAACAGTCTTCTGGGCTGCGGCAACAGTTCCCTTGACCTCTTTATAGAGTTCACAGCCTTTGCGAATAGCTGCGACACAGCCATTTGCCATTGCCAGAAGGGTGAGAGGATCAATCTTATGCTCCTTATTCGACAGGAACTGGTTGCTCTTCTTGCTGTACCCCTTGAACAGCACCCCTTGCTGCACCAGTTTGCAGGTCATTCACAGCATCTGCAACCCACTGAATTCCATACTTTTTGCCAACATCAATGGCATCTTGTATCTTCTTTTGGTCAAAGCCAGAAACCCTTGGCTGAACAGCTTGGAAAACCTTTACAGCATCAGATGGGTTGAGCAACAATGCTTTTAGCTTTTCCTCTGTTGCGGCAGATGCTTTATTGGCCCAAAACTTACTGAACAATGAAGTCATTGCGTAAGTTGCGCCAGATACAGGGTTGTAAATGCGGGAAATGATTTGCTCTGGAGGAATGCCTGTCAATTGCTCAATTGGAGTCTTTGGAACAGTCTCGCCTCTGAACGGCACATTTGTAATGTCTTTGACCATGCGCTCAGAAACAGTAGCAAAATCCTGCACCTTTTGAGCATAGGTTGGCCCAAATACACGATTGAAAATAGCAGCTTTGTTTCTGTCATTTAAAAGCGCAACTGGGTCTCCTGACCGAACAACATCATCAAGCATATATGAGCGCACAGCATTCACAGCATCTTTGTTTTGTCCATAGCCAGAGTTAGACATAAACTTGTTGGTGAAATTTATATCGCCATACATCTTGCTGACCAACTCTTGTGGGTTCTTGAATCCTTCTTTACTGACAATCTGCTCACCAGCAACACGCTGAAAGTCTGCGTTTAAACGACTGCGTTGATTGATTAGGTTTTGCACATTGTTTACAGATGCTCGTAACTCATCATCAAGGCCAGGAATCATTGAAGTTCCACCTTGATTAGCCTTGAGCCACTTGTTTGCCGCTTTAGGATCAATTACATCGTTCTTCAGTGCGGCTTTGGTGAAACTATCAAGGAAAGCATCACGGGCAAGACGGGTTCCCTCTTGACCAGTTGCATCAATAAATTGACTAACATTGGATTTGTTTCCAATCAAAGCAGGTGTGATTTGCTCAACAAACTTCTTTCTATCAACAGATTTTAAGGTCTCAGCAGAGAATGGAAGGCCAACTTTCTGGAGATATGCGTTATCTGCATTGCGGTAAGCGGTTACAAACTCAGGATCAAGATTGTCAATGTGACCACCAACGCGACCTTTAAGTTCTGTCAACAAACGAATGTCAGCAGGGTCGTTTGCCTTACGCAACTGAGCGTTGATTTCACGCTTCAATGAGTCCAAGTCTTCAACAGTGGCGGCAGAGAATTTAACGCCTCCAGGAGTCATTGGAGTGCCTTCTGCGGTCAAGATTGCGCTTGGCTCAGTAGTTGTTGGACGAAACTTGGCTCGAACTCTGTTGTAAATTGACGGGAATGTTTTGAAAATGTCAGATGCTTGCTCACCAGCAACAAAGTTAAAAATGTCATCAACAGACCCAGATGGCAACTCAACATTGTTCTGTTTAGCTAAGTTAAATGCTTCTGCATACAAAGGTTCAACGTCTAATCTAGCGGCCTTTTCTTTCTGAGCAACAAGATTAGAAACACGCTGTCCAAACACATTTGGGTCAATGGTTTGATCTTTTGACAGGTCAGCAATCTGTTCATCAATAGAACGAACGCGCCTAGTTTGCACCTTCTCCAAAGATGGGCCAACAACACTGACTTGAACCTTGCTGGGATCGCCAAACAATCTCATTTGGTTTTGGGTCAAAGCCTGTTTTGCAGCGTCATATTGATTGCCATACTGCGCCCGAAATACAGGGTCTTTTGCTGACAAACTTTGGATAAAGTTGTTGATAACAGGGTTGTCTGCAAGCATTGCGCTCAATGGCATCTGTACTTCAACACCACCCGGGGCTTTGAGAGACACGCCTTTCTGTGCCCTTGCAGCATCTTCAAGCGTTTTCATAAACGCAGGGTCAGCAGCACCAGCAGCAATGAAAATATTGCTTATGCGATTGTCTACATCTCGCAACAGTTCATCTTCAGGGATAGTTCCACGAACTTTATCCCATTGACCTTTTGCCAAATCAAGTGCTTTCCCAGTAATTGGAAGCGCCTTTGTTGCAGTTCCAACCCCATAGCCACCAGCCATGCCACCAAACAAGCTACCAATAAATTGACCAACTCCAGGCGCACCTGCTTTTTCACCAGCAGCTTGACCTGCTTGTCCACCAGCCTCTGCACCACCACCAATAACAGCTTGTTCAGCAGGGCGCATCAGTGCTTGTCCAAGCATCCCTAAACGCCTAACTGCCGCAACAGGAGGGAATAAATATGATTCTGGCGAGGTCACAGCTTTAACTGCGCCAGCGGCAATTCTTTGCCCACCAGTTTGTGGTTGTGCGCCAGTGGAACCCATTGATTCCATCAGTCCTGTATATACAGGCTCACGACCAGCACGATATGCCTCTAAAACAGCTTGATTTTGCTCTTGTGCCCCAGGTGGTGCAACAAATGGAGCTATTGGGTTTCTGCGAGTCAACTGACCACCAGTTGGCCTTAAGACTTGCTCTCGCATAACATTGGCAGCACCAGTAAGTGCGCCAACAGTGCCAGCAAAGCCCTGTCTTGCGGCTTCTGCTAAGTAGCCTTCAGAACTAGGCGTAGGAGTGCTTCCACCCGCTAATTCCTCTAGTTCATCATCAGTTAAAGCAACATCTGTTTTTACAGATTTACCATCAATTATGTAGGTTGGCATCTTATTCCTCTACGACTGTTACAGTTTTTCCGCTTTTCAGAGTTATGGTGCGAGAGCCTTTTGTCTTGCCCTTAAATTCAGGAAAATCTAATGCTGCCTCAACATCTTGAGGGTTGTAATTCTTGTTTCTCAAGGCAATTTTGCGTTGACGATCAATTTCATCATTTGCTTTGTTAACTGAAACAGTCCTCAGTGCTTCTAATGTCTTTTTAAGTTTCTGTTGCGTATCTTTTGATGGAGTGCTTGTAAATGCAGTTGAAATAAAGTCTTGAGCGCCACCCAAAAACGATGGGTCAGCACCAGCCGCCAAAAGTTCTTTTTGACTCAAATCTCCACCACCAGAAATTGCTCTAGCAAATTGCGTTTGTGCCGCCTTAAAAGCAATAAAATTTCCTGTTTTAAGTGAATCATCAAGGTTAGTCAAAGCATTGTCTGTAGCAAGCACAATCTTTGACATTGGCTCAACAGTCTTTTGCACACTTGACCTAAACGCTGGAATGTCAGCAAATTTCTTGTCCCCAGGAAAGTCAGGCATGATGTTTTGAACAACTGTGCCTCTAGGCCCACGGGTTGCTTTAATAACATCATCAACTTCTGCAATTTGAGAGGCAGGAGCACCAGCGTCAATCAATTGTTGGCGATATAGTTGTAGTTTTTCAATCTCTGATGGCGGTGGCCCTTTTAATGGCTTTTCAATAAGTTCTAGGTCTTGAATGTTGCCACTCTTTGCATACAAAGCAATGCTTGCTGGGTAGTGTTTGCCAGCCCGTATCAACTGCTGAATTGGGTCAACACCTTGTCTCTCACGCATTCTTTGTTGCGTCAATGCCACCTCACTATTTGCTTTACGAGCAAGATTTGCGGCCTCTAATGCTCCTTGCGTATCTCCAGCCTGTTGCAATGCGTTTGCATATTGAGCAAGACCTTCTGGAGTGCTTACATCAATCTGTTTTGCCAGTGAATTACGCAAACTAATCAGACGCATCTGAGGGTCTTCTACACCCATCAAACCAGCAAATGCACCACCCAACTGTTGTCCAGTTCGATATGCGCCATAGTTTATTTGTGTTTGTGGGTCTTGTTGAGCAAATGCCATTGCTTGCTTTTGCTCTGCCAAGTCACGCTGTTGCTGATACAACTCAGGAGTTACCCCAAACAAACTTCCCATAATAGTTGGTTCTGCCATGATTACTCCTTAAATTCTTGAAACGCCAGGGATAAATAATCCTTGACCGCCTTGGGCACGATATGCCGCCGCTTGATCTTGATAATTTTTTAACGCCGCAGCTTGCGCTTGTTGTTCTTCAGGTGTTGCAGGCATTAGATTATTTAATACATTCTGTGTTGCAGGACTATTTGCAAAACCTGTCAAAGCAGTTCCAAAAGGACTAGATGCAGTTGCCGCCTGAGTTGTTCTGGCTCCAGAAAGACCGCCTGAAAGCAAGGTTTGTCCAACATTAGCACCAGCTTGGGCAGACCTACCGCCCAACTGTGCGCCAATGTCCAAAGGCGCTTGACCCAATGACTCTAGTGCTGAACCCACGCCAATTCCAGTGCTGAATGGAGAATAAGCACCTGTCAAACCTTCTCTATAAGAGCCAAGTAAGTTAGAGCCAGTTCCTAGCAAACCAGCGCCAAACTGAACTTGTCTCTGTCCTTCTGTCTGTGCTTGTGCCGCCAATTGAGCATCTTGTTGAGCCAAAGCGTTGTAGTAGGCTTCCATCTCAGGAGATGCCGCCCGTAGACCTTCACCACCACCTGGGCGCATACCAGTGCCACCAACAGACAAGCCACCACGACCAGTTTGAAATAATCTGTTTTGCAGTTGAGCAAATTCACGCTCACGGCTAGGGGCCAACAAGTTTTGTTGTTTTGCCATGTAATCAGCAGCAGCCTGCTCTGGAGACTTAGCCAGATACTGTTGACCCAAACTAAACAACCCTTGTGCGCCAGCAGTCAAAGGAGCATAACGACCACCAGCTTGTTCTGCTTCAGTCAAGCCTTGACCAGACAAAGCCATGATGCGGTCTTGCATCGCCTTGAGTTCTGGAGTTAACTGATAACCAGCACTTGTCAACTGACCAGTTGTAGGATCAAACCCAAACTGTGATGCACCAAAGCGAGTGGTAACGCCAACAGGACGAAACCTCTGTGCTTCTGCCGCTGTTGCCGCCGCATCTCTAATTGCTTGAGCAGAGATTCTTGCAGCCTCTACATTGGCTTGACTACTTAACGCTGTTCCAGCGCCACTTATTCCAGCAGTAATCAATCCTTTTGTCAGACTTGGATTTTTCTTAAAGAAGCTAAGAACATTTCCAACTGTTAACCCAGATTCTCTTGCTGTTTTTTGTGCCGCTTGAGTAAGTGCGGCATACGCATCACTGATATTTTGAGTACCACCAGCCTCTTGAGCCAACTGATAAATCAATTGCTGTTCTTCAGGAGTGTAATTAAAAGGAGTAGTATCCTCTAGCTCAGTCGCAGGAGCATTCATCTCATCATCGTAGGTTGCCATATTTCCTCCAGTATTTCCAGTAATCGGTGTTTGTGGTGTTGGTGTAGGTGGTGTGAATCCAGAACCATCGTCAATAATGTCTTTTGTGTCGAATGATGATGCAGTTGTGTCTACCTCAAAAGGAGCCAACTGATTCTGCAAGTCTTGTTGTCCAGCAAGAGCCTGTTGTTCAGTAGGAACAGTTACGCCTGAGTCTGGTCTAAGTGAATCAAGTGCAACGCCTTTGACAGCACCAGTAACAGCCTGTTCTGGAGTCTTTCCAGCAAGCAATCCACCAGCAGTTCCTTGAGCAACCTGTCCAGCAACAGTGGAACCAGTTGCACCAGCAACAGCAGAACCAACCCCTAGTTGACCAGCAGCATATTGAGCCGCATAATTTGTTGCAGTCTTTTCGTCACCACTCGCAATTGCTCCAGCAGTAACACCACCAGCAATAGCAGTACCAATTCCAGGCAGTCCATAAGCTGCGCCAACAATGTCTAATGCCAGCAGAGGAAGTGGGCCAGCTTTTAATATCTCATTACCAAGACCAGCAAGCAGTCCACCGCCACTGCTGTATCTGTAGCCAACAATTTTTTGACCAGTTTTTTCTTGATAGTTGTATCTTCCAGACGGCTCAATATATCCTTTGTCGCCGTAATAAACTGGCTTGCCCTCGTAACTACCAATGCCTTTAAGTTGTCCAGTTAATTGCGGGTTAAAGTCTGCAACACCAGCATTTATGATTGGAGTGGCTACTTCTGTTGTTGTAAGGTAACCTTTAGTTGATCCTCCCATTTGATCTGAAATAAACTTTCCAGCATCAAACGAGCCAAACTGTGAATTAGCAATATCTACATATTCAGAGTTGTTTTTTAAAGAAGAAAGCAAATCAGGATTAAGGAATCCCACATAGGCTCTGCCTTGATCTCCAGATGTTGCGCCTTTTGTAATCCTGTCTTCTGGGATAAATACATACGACTTCCCACCAACATCAAAGCTCAATCCCATGTTTAATGGGGCTGCATCACCTTCTTTTCCAGCAAAATAGACAGGAACTCTCCCGCTAGTATCTAGCGTTCCAAACTTAGAGGTTTGTATGGATTGAGCCATTACACAGTGCCGTTAGCCACAATGTTGCCCAACACAGTCAGGTTGCCAGAACTGTCAATCTTCATCACATCAGTTCCTGAGTGACGAATAAGTAGATTAGACCCACTCTCAACAAAGCTGAAGTTGGTGAAAGTTCCATCTGCCTTGGTTGCAATGGCAGTGGCAATGTTGGTGAACTCAGTATCAATCTCAGTTCCCTTGACAACCTTGCTTGCATTCCCTGGCGACAAAGCATCTTTAGCCGCAAAGTTGGTGGTTTTGGTGTAATTTGCCATGTTTCTTCCTTAAACCAGTTTGCCATTCTTGGCTTGAATCTCAATCTTTTGAATGCTCACAGGATATCCATTGATCTGCACTTCATAACCTGTCTGCACAGTCTTGCCAGAACCTGATGTTTGACCAACCAAAGTCTGCAAAGAAATGCCATCTGAGTAGTACGCAACAGGAACACCATTTGCCCCATACTCAGCAGTACCATATTCAGCAACAGTAGACTGAGGAATTTGCAATGTGGTGGAGTAATACTGACCCGTGAAGTCATATCCCCACTTGATGATGAAGCCTTGGTTTGATCCACCAATCACCACCACAGCAATGCGCTTCAGGATAGATGTGACATTGGGCTGTCCCAAGTCAGCATAGGTGGTGAAATACTGCAATCGATAGGTGCTTGCATAGTCAAGGTAAGTTCCATACTTGCCCACATAACCATTCTTGCCAATCAGCAAGTCTCCATTGCGTTTAGCAAGGAAAGCAGTTGGTGTAATGGAATCCCACACAGTTACCCGTGAAGAACCATCTTGCAAAGCCGCCTTGGTGTCAAAGCAGTATGTCTGGGTGGCAGTCGGGAAGTTAATCAGGTAGAAAGCATTTGACTCTGAATAGACTGCCTTGATGTTTGCCAATGTCTCAGCATTCACAATCGTCATCAAGTCATCACGCACATTCTTAGACAAGTCCCGCAAAGGTGCAGACTTCTCTTGAATGGTTCTGAGCAATGAACGCACACCACTGTTTGACAAGAACACTACATCACTGCCTGTATTGGCAATGGAGTCCCTTGCAATGCAACCAATGTTACTGATGGTGTCACTCAGAGACAGACTTGATGGGGTAGTTGCATTTGCATAAATCAATACTTGACGCTTGCCAAAGATAAACAAGAATCCATTGTGAGCCGCTAACCCTGTAATCTCATCAGACCCATTGGGCCACACCCGTGAAATGTCCAAAGAACCAGCAGTTCCTGTTGACCAGATGTGTCCTGCAAGCAAGTCAGAGAAGTAGACAGTTACAGTGTCAGCAGTGCTACTAGCAGTCCACAAGCGACCATAGGCAGAGATAACAATGTTGGTTTGTGGAGCAGTCGCAACATAACCGCTTTTCTCGCTCACACGCCTATATGTGGTGGTGCTTACAGCAGGGTCATAGATCAGTGGGTCATACCCTGACTGAAAGAAATATGTGATTCCATTCAGAGAAGCACAATGCCAATTGCTTGCAGTAATGGTGGGGCCAGTACCTCCCCCCCCATAGGTCAACTCAACAACACTTGTCCCACTGAGTTTAAACAGCTTGTTGTTTCCAGCGAACAGAACAGTCAAAGTGCCATCAGTCTGCACCAACTCATGGATGACTGTTACATTATTTGCACCAAGGTTGCCAGAGGATGTGTTAACCCTTGAAAAGCCTTTGCGAGAGCCAATGCGCCCGTATTGGTCAATCACGCAGTTTGTGGCAATCGCAGCATATCCAGCCGCTAAATCAAGCGGTGAGTCTTGTGTATTGAGTCCAAAAAAGCCTGGAGCCGATACAGAAAAGGTCTGGATTTGCTGGCTCATGTTGATACAAATTGCTGATTTTCTGGATACCGATTTGCCTCTAAAGCAATGTAATCGGAGAGCATGGATCGAAATAGTGTGTATGCCTCTGATGAAGACAACCCACCATCTTCTCCACGCTCAACCAATGCCCTAGCATACGCACCTTGAGCAACAACTACATCAGGCACAAGCACAACAGTGCTGTCAGATGCCAAAGTTGCCTGGGGTATCGTCAGACTGAATTTCAGTGTGTACACGCCATCAGGAATTGGGAACAAACTGACTTTGGTGTTGTAAGAGCCATCTATTCCATCAAAAGTAAATTCTGTAGGAATTGAGTTGACCAGGGGCAAGAAGCTCTGTTTGCGGTTCATGTCCACAAATGTGATGTTAGTCAAACCAACATTACTGGTTACGTTGATAGCATCCATCACCTGAAACTTTTGACCAGCACCAGTGAGTGAATATGATGGGGTTGAAGCCACAGTAGTCACAGTAACTGTTTGACCAAGTGCATTCCAACCAAAGGCATCTTCAACCTGACGCTTTGTGTCATTGACAAACTTGGCAATCAGAGTGGAATAGGTGGTTTCGTTGTAAGTGGTTACAACAGGTTCACGCAAGCGGATCAACACATCGTTGACAAGTTCTAGTAGTGTCATGCTCTTGCCAACCCTTCTTGTTCAAATGTGGCTATAAAACTGAATGTGCTTGCCGACTGAGTAGTTATTTTTATTTTGTCATCTTCTTCTAAAACAATGTAGGCATTGCCATCAAACTGCAAATATTGTTTTGATGTGAAATCGTAATTAGTCAATATATCAAGGGTTGTATTAGCACTTGCGTCATACCATTGAACAGTTATATGCTTGGTAGAGCCGCCTGTATTGTGTATATACATTACAGTAAATTTGGCGTAATAGCCCTTTGGACAGGTATAGACTGTTGTGTCTACTGCCGCTGCGGGACTAACACCAACTGATAATGCTCTCATTTCGCCTTTGCCTTGTTCCTTGCGGATATAGCTTTAGCTTTTGCCTTTGCGTCAGCCTTTGAGGTTGCACCCCATGCCTTTAGCGAAAGAAGCAGTCTCGTTGGTTCACCATTCTTGAACTCAGGGCCATCATTGCCACCCATTCGAGCCAAGAAACTTGCTCTGCGAGGGTTATCCCCCGACTTTACTGGCGGCTTCAGATTACCACCAGTTTCTGCATTATAAGATGATCTGCCCTTGGCATTCAAGCCGCCTTTTGGATTTTGACCAGCTTTTGTTTGCCAAGTGGGTGTTTTCATCTTTTACCTCATCTAAACTTTGATGTTTTCTTTGCAATCGCTTTGGGTTGCTTCACAAACTGTTTACCAGCCGCAGTACCTTTTCGCTTGGCTTTAGTCGTTGCCGCATACTCAGCAGAACTTAAAGACTTGATTGCCGCCTCTGGCAGATACCTCTCACCCGTCTGAGATGAGGGTTTACCTGACTTTGTACGCCACTTCTGCTTACCCCAATCCTTTAAAGATTGCTGTGGGTCTTTCATTTCATCTTCTTAGCACATTTCCCCATTGCCTTGCACTTGCTTGGGGTTGGGCATCCAGCACAAGGTTTAAATGATTTGGCTGATTTGATTTCAATGACTCGCATAATTTGCTCCTTATTAAGTTTTGTACCCACCACCTTTAGCCTTGTATTCCTTAGCTAAAAGTTGTGCTTTTCTTGCTGACCATTCACCAGAATTGCCACCTGATGACCCTGCTTTGATCTTCTCAAACAAGGCTTTTCGCATGGTAGGTTTGGTGTAAACCCCTGCTTGGTTGACCTTGGATTTGGTCTTCATTTCTTTTTAGCCTTACCAGCTTCAGATAAGGCGATAGCCATTGCTTGCTTTGGGTCTTTGACAACCTTTTTATTGGATGTCAACTTACCCTTACCAAACTCAGTCATTACCTTGCTAATCTTGGCTTGTGCTTTAGTCTTTTTCATGTTAATACAATACTTTAGCTGTGATAGTTCCAGAGGTGTAAGCAGTGCAGTTTGCCCGCAAATACTTAGGAGCATTGGCTATGGTGACAATGCCATCAGCGGTCAAAGCAGTGCCAATTGTGGCAAAGGTTGTCCCATCCAAGCTACCTTGAAATGCAACAGTTGCAGTAGTAATACCTGAAACTTGCAAGAATGCGGGTTGTCCAGCATCTGCTTGAACGGCTCTAGAAGCACCTGTCGCAACAACAGCATTAAGTAAGGTGACGGGAGTAGTTAAAGATGCCATTATTTGCCCCGACTAGATTTCTTCATCATGTTGGTAGCAGTCCTGCTACCCTTCATAGGCATAGGCATCTTTGGCTTACCAACCGCAACCATAATGGTCACAGGAACGCCCTTTTTCTTGCCCTTGCTTGTAGTCTCTTTAGCCTTACCACCCATCATTTTTCCGTACATAGTGTTCTCCTTATTTCCACAGTCTGTCAGCAACAAAGGTAATTACACCGCCCATGAATGAAGCGATAGTCATACCCATCCAAAACCCACCTTTGCCTTTGTTAGCAAGTTCCAACAAAGCCTTCACATCTTTGCTCAAAGAGTGAACTTCTGCCTGGAGAGCCTCAACTTGGGCCTCCAGTCTTCCAAAATCTCTAGCGTCTATATCAGACATTTGCAACTTTCCTTGGGCGACCCATGCGCCGTACAACTGGCGGCATGAAGGGAGTATCTTTCCTCACTTCATCAGGAATGTCAGACACTTCTTGTTCATCAATACGAACATAACCCTGATGACCCTTCATTGAGTCAATGTCATGTTGCAAGGTAAAACTTACTGTGTTACCAGACTGAAGACAGCGAAAAGTTGCCATTGATTAACTCCAAAACGAAGAAAGGGGGGACGAACCCCCCTATTCTTAAAGCACTGCCCGACCAATCACCAGTTGCAATGTGGTTGATGCCAAATTAACATCACCTGCTGTTGGGTTGTAGGTCACGATAGTCACAGTGTTAGCGGCAGAGATATAGGCTCTACGAACCAATCCTGCTTCACTCACACCAACTGACATACCAAGAACCATGTCACCCAAAGCAACGCCTGGAACAGTTACTGTGTCAGTTGCCGTAGCAGTAGTAGCGATTAAGGCGCTATCTAGAGTACAAGCCACATCCCAAGTGTCTGTAAAAAGGCCACGAAATTGATCGTTACCACGGCGGGAAACGACTGCGGTTGCTGCTGCCATTTTGATTTCTCCTAATTAGGTTAAAAAAGTCCCCCCACCACTAGGGCAGGGGGCGCAACTGCAATTAGGCGGGAACCAAAAGTGCAAACATAGATGCAGATTTGGCTGCACTTACGCTTGCGGCTGAACGCAGAATCTGAACGCCATACAAGGTATCAGAGGTAAACAGAGTAGCCAAATACTCTTGTTTGTACTGAACTTGTGAGCGAA